AAAGGTGTTTCTGTTAGGACCGGCTCTGGTAGTGGTAAGCCTATATACGGGGATGTTACAACTCAATATCCAGGCAAGCTTATTGTTACAGATGAAAGAGCAATTTTTACAGAAAGCCAAAAAGGATTTGATATAAAAATCAAAGATATATCAATAATAAATCCATATGAAGATGGCGTAATTATACAGTCTAAAAGTAGGTCTTACCCTTTATTGATGGATACCCCAAGATATTTTATTGAATTACTAAATGCTGTAACAAATCAATAAAAT